AGTCCTTGAGGAGTAGTTGCCATGATTATTACTCGCCTTTTCTGTATAACTCAAACGTGTTGATAGTATTCATTGTTGAACCAGTTTCAGACGTAGCTCGAACTTGGTCGCCCTCTTCAAGTACAACATAATTACCATTACCAAAGGTAACAGATTGAGTAGTAGTTAACACATAGTTATCAAATACGTGAACCTCAGTTGCTGTACTTGCGTCATACCACACAATATCAATAAACTTATTATTACCTGAATGGTTTACAACGTAACAAAGATTCCATTTAGCATAGTAACCCGTAGGTACTGTGAAAATAGTAGTCTGCGTTGCAGCAGTAAGAACATTACCCGTCGATACTGGTTTCATCTTGTTTTACTGTTTTCTTAGTTACTTTAGGAGTTTCAACTACTACTTCAACTACTTCAGTGTATCCAGTGTGTTTACGCATTTCAGCAATCTCATGCTCTTGGAAGAACTCTACTGTGTTACCTGATTGAATACATTTAAATTTCATTTGCTGTTACCTTTCTGATATGCTACTGATAGAAGCACATTAAAAAGGCTCCCTATACCTCGTGAGTACAGGGAACCTAGTTAGTCTACTTAGACGGGAACCACGAGGGCAACGCCACCGTAGTTACGCAACTCAGCGCAACCGTACAAAGTATCAGCTGTGAACAATGTACCGAGGTACTCTTGTTTGTACTGAGTCTGTGAACGGACACCAACTTGCTCAACCAGAACCATAGAGTCTTTGTGAGCCATCAAGCACACACGACCCAAGCTAGTACCGGAACCATCAGCAGCAGACTTAGCTGTGCCAGCATTGGACGAAACGTAGACGGGAACACCATAGATGTCACCAATCATGCCGTTACGGATGCTGTTAGCAGAACCAGCTTCACCGACGCTGTTGAAGGTTGTGAACTCAGTCAGACCCAAGATAGTGTTACGTACATTTGGGGGAATCAAGAAGAAGCGGTTGTCCATAGGAACATCGCTGTCATCAAGACGCTGAATTGTACGACGAATGCCAGCAGCTGTCAAAGCTGAAGCATTACCAGCATTGGTGTTAGCTGTGTAGTCAAAAGCTGTAGAGCCATCACCACCAATGAAAGCACCAGCGTAGCGGAAGTTACCCGCACCAGCTGTTGAAACGTTGAACTGTTGACCCAAGTTCACCAAGTCAGTATCAACTTGACGACCCAAAGAGTAACCAGCATCATCAGTGTAGAACTGACGGAGGCTAGACAATGCTTGGGCTTCAACGATGTCCTCGATCAAACGAGAATATTCGTAGTGCTTGTTGATAGAGATAGTTACTTCAGTTTCAGTAGCTGCAATCAATGTTACTTGTGTAGAAGCTGCCTTAGCAGAAGCATTGCCTCGTGCAGGGACTGGAATGTGAACTACGTCACCTTTCTTGCCCTTGAAGCTCATCTTCTTAACTAGGTTAGCTGCAACCAAGCTCTTTTTGTACGCAGCAGCAATCTCGTCGCTCCAAACTTCTGGAATAAACGTTGCTGCTGTGGTACTCGTTACGTGATCTGTTCCTAATGCCATTTTAAAATTCTCCTGATGTGAATTAAATTAAATTTACTTTACCCTGCCTTCAGAGTACGCAGCCATAATCTCAGGTTGCAGTGCCTCATAACGGTCAGGATCTGTCATACGTAGCCGGATAAGGTCGGCACGACGATATACTTTCTTAGAAGACTCTCCAGTTCCTCCAACATCGACACCAGCTGCTTTAAGGTTCTGTTTGCGAACAGCGTTACCTGCATCAGTAGTTTGTTGTGTCTTAGATGTACGAATCTGTTTGAATGTAGAGAGAAGTTCATCAGCTGCATTAAAATCATAATTAGCATCTGCCATTGCGTAGATATTAAGCCTCATTGGAGAAGCTTTAACCCACTCAATAAACTCACCATCACGAACAACATCTGCAAAGTCAGGATGCTTCTTGTTGAGCATTGCCTGTGTCTGAATTTGCTTTAACTGCTGTGATGCCTGTTTAGCGGCAATTACGTCTGGATGATTTGCTACAGCACGATTAACGTGACTCTGCGGATCTTCAAAGAAATCAATCTCTTGTGGTGGGTTTTCCACCGCTTGTGGTTGAGCTTGTTGAGATTGTTTTTGAGCTATGCTCTGTTTAATAAGATCATCAGCTAAACGTCTAACTTCACCAACTTCCTGTGCTTGCCTACCAATGAGCTTTTCAGCCTCTTGGTGCATACGAACAATATCTTCAAGATTCTTCCCCTTGTATTTCTCAGGGATCTCTGGAGCTTGCTCTGAAGGTTGTTGAGTCTGCTGTACATTTGTGGACTGTTGTTTAAAGTCCTCAGCTTCGATCTCACTAACGTTACCTAGTTCCTCATTACTATCAATTAAAGCCATACCTAACCTTTCCCTGTCCACGTGTGATGGATTACAGGATAATTTCAAAATAAAATTGGGTTGCCTGAAGCTACTCAGATCCTCTCTTTTGTTCCTGCTTGAGCCTGTCAGCTCTCACAGCAGCCCACTTAGCCGTTGCACCGGGGAAGTCACCAGATATGGCATCTAACCCAATGGTAGGAGCTGAAATGAGCCTGATAGCGTCCTTACTACATACTTTGCATTTTGCAGTGGTATGATCGCTATCTACCAGCGATTCAGTTGTGTGGTTGTTGGGACATAAGAAGTCATACAGTCTCTTCATCGCAGACTCCTTGGAGTCGAGAACCGATACAGGGTTCCTATCCAGCTATATCTGCTAATCATTCTGTAAGTCCTCAAATACCTTCTCACACACAGCCTTACGCCCTAAAACCAATTCAAGAATATCTAACTGTCCTTTACGATAATGAAGTGTTTGTGTATCGTTGACAGTAGAAATATCGTTTAAACTAGCCTTAATCTCTTCAAAGTCCTCTATGAGGTACTCCCAACCTCTAGTGCTCATGGTACTAAAGGTTTCTTCGTAATACTTTTGTAAATCAGGGGCCATTTGGCTTATCCCTCCATGTAATACTTAAATAATAGTGTTATTGTAGCATAAAAACAACACTTTGTCAAGTCTTTTGTTAACTATTTAACCTTTTCATTGACTTATTCATCATCTGAAGGCTTGCAATACGCTCATTTGAGGCAATATCAGCAGCTTTCAGGTTAATAGTCTTCTCTTTAAGCATCATGTCAGCCAGTTTTAGACGTTTCTCAAAGTCATCACCACTGTCTAGGTTGGTAGACGCAGCTTGAACCAGCTTTACACGCTGCTCTTCAGGGATCATCTGAGCTTCAATCATGGTTTTCTGAGCTTCAGCTGACTGCTTTTGAGCTTTGGACTGCAAATCAGCCACCTGAGCCTGTGCCAGTTGCATTGCAGCCTGTTGTTGAGCCTGTTGAGCTTCAGCAGCTTGTGGGTTAGGCTGAGACATCTCATCCAAAGCCTTCATCAGTTCACCACGGTTAGACAATGAGCTGTTCTGGAGGATACCTTTAAGGATCAAGGGCAATACTGGAGTGTTGGGGCCTAAGGTCTGCAACAAACCAATCATCTGTTGTTGTTCAAACTCTCGTGCCAAGATACCCAAGGTAGCTGTTGGGATAAAGGTCATGTCAACTGAAGGATAACGCTCACTGTCAAACTGCATATACCTGAAGGCAGCCTTGTTAATGAACGGGATCATGAAGTCTTCTTGGAAGTTACTCAATGTACGTTTGTACTTCTTAATGATACCAGCCATAGCCATAGACATACCACCAGCACCCGCATCACGAGGTACGTTAGATGGCATACCTGCGCTGTCCACTGTGCCTGTAGCTTGCAGTAGCATACGCTCAAAGTTCTGCGCTGCTGCAGCTGCATTGTTGTCAGTCTGACCGAACTTGAAGGGATACAAGATCTCAGATGGTGCACCATTGGTCAAGATAGCCTTACCGGGCTTAATCTCAAACTTAGCACCACGTGGAAGCCTTGTAGCATCCATGGCAATCATTGGAGCTGTGGTGAGGGCTAAGGAGTCCATGTGAGCACGAAGCTGACCATCAATAGCTTTCTGCATATTGTAGGCTTTCTCAGCTGTACCACGACCCCAGAAGCGTCCGGGCACTGTATCGTCTTGGTAGGCAATGACGGGTCTATCCTTCATCATGTAAGGATTAGCTTCAGCCTTAAGCAAGATATTATCGTTGGCAATAACAATAATAGCTTCTATCATGTTAGAGTAGTCATCAGCTTTAGAGCCTTCAGGGAACAACTCTTCATACTCATCTGAGTCCTCACTATCTAGGTACTCTTTAGGAACTAAACCGTAGTAAGTGATTAGCTTAACCTTATCATCTTGATAGGTCTTCAGGTCTTGAGTTACTTCTAAGTCTTCATCTTCAGCGGCTGTGGTGATGTCTACCTTCTTGTAAATGCCTCTTTCAATACCTTCAACAATCTTGTGAATGGATACGTACTTCTCGATAGCAACGCCCAAAGCATCGTCAATGGAATCAGCATTAGGATCAATAAGGAAATTCTTAGGGTTAACTGGTTTGATCTTAACAGCAACTCTATCCTTCTCTTGAACTCCAATGGCAGCTGCATTAGCAATACCGGGAATAGCTTGAGTAGCTGGAATGTATTGCTTCTCAGTCTTAACAATGATCTCACCAATACCTGTACCATATATTTCAGCCATCAACTCAATCTGGTCAATAGCTTTCTTAATCTTGTCTCTCTTGAAGTCTTCGTGTAGTTGAACTTTAATTTGTTCAACATCTAGAGGATTACCATCTACATCTAGAACGTCATCTGAGATGTCAAAGAACTCACCCTGACCGAAGATAGCTTCCATGATCTCAGCATGACGAGTCTCAATGGCTTGCTGTGTAGCTGGGGAGATGATGCGTGAACGCTCTGACTCACGAGTCTTATCCTCAACTGACCAAATACCTCTAAAGACACGCTCATACTCTTGCCACAAGTCCATGTAGTTAGCATCACGGTGGTCACGCCAGCGAGTGATGTGCTGAGTAATCCACGATGTGAGTTCCTTCTCGTTCTCTGTAGGTTCTTCCCACTGAGAATCTTCACTGTCAAACTTATCATTATTAGTTAAAGCCATTGTCTTTATCCCTTGTTATTACCATTTAACTTTATTAGCCCAGTAAGCTGCTGACATCTTACCTTTGGCAATGTTCTTGCTATGACGAGCTTTAAAGGAATCATTACGAGCTGAACCTTCAGGAGATCCTTGAACACCTTGCTGTCCAAACCTGATAGTCTTAACTTCATCACCCTCTTTAGCCACTACTACGTGACTCTTAGTTGGATGATTAGGTGTACGCTTAGGTTTGTTAAAGCCACTGACACCAGCTCTATCAAGTCTAGAATCTTTCATGTCTTAGTACATCTTCATTTTAGTTGATGGTTTCTTCTTAGCTGTCTTAGCTGATTCAATGAAGTCCATCTTAGACGGAGCAGCTTTAGAGCCTACCTTGTTCATCTTCTCACCTGAGCCAGCAGCTATACGTTTACGTTTAGCATTGATATTTGCATAGAGTCCAGTTTTAGCCATAATAATAGTATCCTTTATTAATATCCTGATATAACGTCTAAGACTTCGTAGTCATCATCTTCGTAGTCAGTGTTGTAACTTGTAATGGCTAACTGGTCAATGTAACTTAAAGCATCTACCAAGTCATCATGTACACCCGCTGTAGGGAACATCACCAACTGATCTCTGAACTCACTCCAGTCTTCTTTCTCATTGAAGGATACCCTTCCATGTTCCATACGACCTTGTAAGCTCCAGACAACCCTATCAGTCTTCTTCTTGTTACCGTGAGTTAAATCCTGTATGTGAGCATAGATGTTATTCTTCCTCATCAAGTCATTCAGGTATGGCAGTACTGCATTCTTTAATGCTCCTCGCTCAATACCAATGCTTGTGGGTTGAAAGTCTCTAATCACCTTTAAGATGTTAACTGCAGTCTCTCTGATGTCCCATCTACCGTGCTGTATCTTGTGAACCCACCAATCACCGTTGTCCTCTAACTTAACTACAGCTATGGCTGTCTCATCTAATCTCTTCTTAGATGCACCTGCATTCTTACCAACCTCTTCAAAGCCAGCTAAGTCGATGGCTACAATGTATGTACCAAATTGAGGTTCCTCAGCAGTCTTGAACCATTCCTCTTTAAAGACATCTGCACCTGCGGTATCAAAGCTAGACAGGTATTCCTGCTTGAATGCAAAGGAACTCAATGTACGCTTTGCAGCCTCAATCTCCTTAGGATCAATGGTTTCATTGTCCTGAGTAGTGAAGTGCCATGACTTCCACTCCTCATCTTGATTATCTTTACCAAGGTTAAAGACATCGTAAAACCAATTTCTGCCGCTTGGTGTTGAAATAAACAAAGCCCGTCCCTTTTGGTCAGACAAAGAAGCTCGTATTACCTTCTCCCAGATGTCCTGCTTAATAAAAGCACATTCGTCTAGCACAACATAGGTTAGTGAGACACCTCGCAAAGAATCAGGATTATCAGCTCCTCGCACTAGGATCTTACGTCCATTAACCAATGTAATCTCAAGGTTGTTAACGTGACTTGACTTAATTACAGGTCTTCCAAGATCGTGTAGCAAGTCCCATAGAATCGACCGAGCTTGTCCCAGAGTAGGGGCAATATACATTACAGCCGAACCTTCAGGGCAGTTAAGTGCTTCAATAAGCAAAGACACTGCCGATAATCTAGACTTACCACATCGACGACCAGCTGCAACTACTTTAAATCGGTGAGTATTCTTAAATACATCTTGTTGCCATTTAAGCAGTTTAAAATCTAAGGTAGTCATACATCTATCACTTCATCATTTGTACTAACCATAGGACTATTAAGCCCTGATATGTTAATACTGATCTGAGGCATACTACCACCACTCTTAGCTGTATCAAACACTGATGCTGGTAATATCCTATCCATTGCTAACTTAATTGCTGCCATCTGTCCGGGATGTTCATCATCCAAAGCTATCTGAATCATCTTATCAAGGATTCTAGTACCACCTGTGGCTAGTAACCTCTCCTTGAACTCTTGAAGTCTACCTGCATCACCTACAGGTCTACCTACCTTATTCTTAGTTCTGTTCTTAACAGCTTGAAGGTCAGTCTTTGGAGGTCTGCCCTTACCACGTAGTTTAGGAGACATAACCATTGAGACATCATTATCTTTTACTTCCATCGTCTTTATCCTCTATAGGGGAGACTTTTACATATAGTACTATAGAGTACTAAGACATTATATTTAAGTTATAAGACATATTAATTATACTTATAAAGTATGTATTTAATACAACTTAAATTATACTTATAATAGTTTTATTTAAGTGTGTTTAACTACTATGTTCCCCTACTAGGGTGTGCATATCAGACTACTTAGTCTTAACTTAGTAGTGGGGTCAGGCTACTTAGTAAACACAATTATTTCCTATAGAGAATATTGTATCATACTTTTCTCTATTTGTCAAGCTTTTATTGTCTAGTACACATATATTTTTACTTTCATGTGATTTCAGTCACATATATGTTCACTTTTACGCTTCGCTATAGTTCCCTTGCTAAGGTGTACGGTTTTGTCTGTACTTACACACAAGTACCTACATTTTAGTTACTTTGTAGTCTACACTACTTTTACTTTATAAATCAAGTACTTATGGTTACTTCATCTGTCCCTAATTAGTTCTTTTTAGTTTTACTTTTTTGTGTACTTCAGAGGCTCCCACAATAGTAATCATACCTAAGCAGGCCTCCCCCCAGTCACTTTATAGACTGAGCAGTCACAATTTGTACTCTGTAGTTCATATGTACACTTATGAGTTAAACTCATATGTACACTTATTAGTTTAAGTTAGTGAGTACTTACTTCGCAGTGTCTCTAAAGTAGTAAGTGTACTTATTAGTTTATGTTAGTGAGTGCTTACTTTGCAGTTACTCTGTAGGTAACGTTAATGAGAATCATTCGCATTTAGCAGGTGTGAGAGGCTATGTAGCACCCTTTGAAGTCCTATCAAGTATCACCAACATGGTGCATTTAACACACCAGGTGCTCTAAAATGGTGCATATTATCACCAATATAGTGCACCCTGTGGATAACTCTGGAAATTGTGGATAACTATTTAGCCTGTGGATAACTACACAGTTACACTCTAGAAGTGACTGTGGATAACCTGTTAGTCAGGGGTAAACTACAAAGTTGGCACACTGTTTGCATAGAAACATACGTACCAACCAACCAACTAAGGACACACAATGACAAACACCATTCAAC